GGCTACTGTGGTTTTGCCTGGGTGCATGTGAGTGAAAAAGGTAATACCAAAATGGGACGGGCTCTCAAGACGGTGGGCTTCCGCAAAGAACATGGTGGTGGTTTGAGCCTGTGGAATCCAGGTGGTAGCTTCACGCAAAGCATGGACATCAAAGAAGCAGGCGCAGAAGCCTACGCAGAAGTACTACGTAAGTTTGGCCTTAATGCCTATGCTTGCTCACGTGCTGATTAAGCAAAAAGTAGTAGTTTTTACAGCCCAAAAAGTAGCAAAAAAACAACACTTTTTGGGCAGAAATTTACGAAAAATGCTTGACCAAAATGGACCCATTTGCTATAATAATGACATGATGTTGCAAAAGTAGACAAATCAACCTGTGTTGCAAAAAAGCAACGTTGCAAAAATAATAAAAAACGGTTGACCCAAATGCCCATTTTTGCTATACTATGTTTTGTTAGTTAATTAAATCGACATAAAAAAGGAGCCTTTAAATGTCACAATCTTTCATCCGTGTTAAAGCAGGCGCTTATCGCACCACAGACGTTAGCGGTCAAGTGTTCCAGCTCGTTGAGCAATACAAACAAACTGCCAAAGGTGGCTATGTTACTGTGAAAAACGGTAGCAAGTTTCCTGGCTTCCCAGAAGACATCCGTGTTAAAGTTGACGGCATGACTGCTTACGAGTTTGTAACCGAAGGCGACTTTGACGGTGTTGTAACAGCACTGGACTCTGATGTGCAAGCCGCTGTGAATGCGTTACAGACTGATGAAGAGCGCATGGAAGAAATTGCTGAGCGTTTTGATATGCTCACAGAGATGACCAAAGCCTGTGTCAGTGGTGATATCCGTGCAATGATTGTTAGCGGCCCTCCTGGCGTGGGCAAGAGCTATGGTGTTGAACTTGAGATCGAAAAAGCCACATTGTTTGACACCATTGCAGGACGCAAACTCCGTGCAGAAGTTGTCAAAGGTTCAGCTACTCCTATTGGCTTGTATCAAACACTGTACAAGTATTCAGATGAAAATTGCGTGGTTGTGTTTGACGACTGCGACAGCATTTTGTTGGATGATGTGGCGTTGAACTTGCTGAAAGGTGCATTAGACTCAGGCAAGAAGCGTAAGATTTCTTGGTTGAGTGAGTCAAGTGCTCTGCGTCGCGAAGGCATCCCAGACAGCTTCACGTTCAACGGTAGCGTGATCTTTATCACCAACTTGAAGTTTGATACAATGAAGAGTCAAAAGTTGCGTGATCACTTGGATGCATTGCAGTCACGCTGTCACTATCTTGACTTGACACTGGACACCATGCGTGACAAAGTGTTGCGCATCAAGCAGATTGCTAAAACAGGTGAACTGTTCAGCGACATGGATATCACGGATGTTGGACAAGACATGATCATTGAGTTCATGAATGAGAACAAAATGAAATTGCGCGAGATGAGCTTGCGTATGGCAATCAAGATTGCTCAGTTATACAAGAGCTTCCCCAACAACTGGGAGAAGATGGCCAAGACTACTTGCATGAAGAGTGCATAAAAGAATTAGGCGGGCTATGACCCGTTTAATGACTATGGTTTGTTAGCTCCTTTCCATGGTCTACCTTTAAACCCTGCCCTTAAAACGGCAGGGTTTTTTTTTGACTTTGTCAAGTGTGCATGCTATAATAAATCTATGATTTCCTATCCTTATGTTGAAGACTATCTTGAGGTAATTGCTGGCAAGCGAGATCCAGTGTCTCGGCAAATGATTAGCGGGCTTTTGTTTGCTTCGTTCGATCCTATTATTAATCTAGCCAGGTACGATAACAGTTTCCTAGACAGTGTGACTGATGCTACATTAAACGGCACATCACTCACAGACAGGCAAGCGGAACTGGCAGTTAAACTGATAAGCAAATACCAGCGACAATTGGCTGCAAAAGGTATTGGCGTTGACTCTATTGCAACACCTCAGTATCGCAAGGCCTTGCGTATCATCAGCAGAGCCAAGACAGCTGAAGTAGTTGATGGAATGATACAGCTGAAGTTTCCATATGACGTGCCAATGATTGAGCAGATTAGAAACATCAGCAAAGAGAGTCATGGATCAATTAAATTTGATCGAGATAGCCGAGTGTGGAATCTAGGTCTAACTGAATACAATATCAATTGGGTCTGTGAATTTGGTAAGGCATTTACTTTTCAAATATCCGATCAACTGCTTGGCCACATGCAGGAGATCGTTGACTGCGAAAAACAAGAATACAAGATACAACTGACTATAAAAGATACCCGTCTTGAGATTGAAAATGCACCTGCCTCTTTGATTGGATATATTGAAGCAAGTCTTGGCGGGTTTGGTCTAGACAATCTAGAAACTCTAGCAGACTATTCGTCGGTGCTGGGCTATACTCTTGATCAAGACATAAGGCATACACTGGAAAAGCACTATGGTGCTGATGTATATCTATTGGTTGCTAATCGTGAATACGATCTTAATAATGCAACAGATTCTATTTCTAGGATTATACGCTATGCAGAGAATTTTAATCGCTGGCCTATTGTGGCATTTAATCCTACCCCAGATGATACACTGCCTGAATGGAGAAATCATTTTGGTGAAGATCAAGTGTTAGTACTTGGAAACAAAAAAGACCATCGAATAGAAATACCCACTGGCTGCAAATTAGTCTACACGCATCGAGCTATCAAATCTATAGATACTATTCCATTGTTGGTGAGCCATGCTGGCATGATGGTTGGGTCAGACAAGCAGATCATGCTAACTCGTTCAGAAAAAATATTCTATTCCACAATGAAATTAAAGCAATGATCTCTTGCATTCACCCCATGGAATATGTTAATATGCTATCATGTTTGCAAAATTAATTATACGTGATGAAGTTAATGTCAAAATTGAAGGACTTGAATTATCGGACCGAACAGCTCTGGTAAAGAAATACAAGTACGAGATTCCGGGCGCCAGGTATCAGCCTAGCGTTCGTCTTGGACGATGGGATGGCAAGGTAAGTTTCTTTCAGCTGGGTGGCAGCACATACATTAATCTGCTACCCGAGATCCTGGTCTATCTAGCAGACAAAGGCTATGACATAGAAATAGACGACACCCGAGAGTACAAAACCACATTTGAGTTTACTCCAGTAGATGAAAACAGTTACAGTCACGTGATGTGGCCCAAGGGACATCCGGCAGAAGGCACACCCATAGTCATGCGTGACTATCAACCGGATATCATCAACAGGTTCTTTGAAAACCCGCAGAGCGTCCAAGAGATTGCAACAGGTGCAGGTAAAACGGTTATCACAGCCGCACTGTCAGACGCCGTGAGCAAGTATGGTAGGAGTATTGTGATTGTTCCAAACAAAAGCCTGGTAACACAAACACACAAGGATTACAAGAATATGGGGCTTGATGTTGGTGTGTATTTCGGTGACGATAAAGAATACGGCCGTACACATACTATTTGTACATGGCAAAGCCTAAACAACCTGCTCAAAGACACCAAGAACGGCGTAGCAGATATCACAATAGGTGAGTTTATTGAAGGCGTGGTATGTGTTATTGTAGACGAAGTACATATGGCAAAAGCAGATGCACTCAAGACTCTGCTTACAGGTGTGTTTGCCAAGGTGCCACTGCGTTGGGGACTCACGGGAACTATTCCTAAAGAGGATTATGAGTGGGTGAGCATCAAGTGTGCGCTAGGTGATGTTGTGGGACAACTTAAAGCAAGTACTCTGCAAGAAGCAGGGCACCTGAGCCGGTGTCATGTTAACGTAGTACAAATGATAGATCATGTGGAGTACAGCAACTACCAAAGCGAACTCAAATATCTTTTTGAGACCGAAGGACGTTTGGACTATATAAGCAAGCTGATAGAGAATATCAGGCAAAGTGGAAACACTCTAATACTTGTAGACCGTGTGGCTGCAGGCAAATCAATTACAGAAAGAATTCAAGATGCGGTTTTTGTATCGGGCGCCACGAAAGCTACAGATCGCCAGGACGAGTACGACGATGTGGCCACAAGCAACGGGAAGGTTATTGTGGCGACTTACGGTGTGGCCGCTGTGGGTATTAATATCCCTCGTATTTTTAATCTGGTTCTTCTGGAACCCGGAAAGAGCTTTGTCCGCGTTATACAATCAATTGGACGAGGTGTTCGCAAAGCAGAAGACAAAGACTTCGTCCAGATCTGGGATATAACCAGCACCTGCAAGTTTGCCAAACGGCATCTAACCAAACGTAAACAATTTTACAAGGAGGCTTCGTACCCCTTCACAATAGAGAAAGCTAATTGGCAATGAGAATACTAACCCTAGACAATACTGCATTCGAAATGAATGACATCCCGGATGAAGTTGATGACCTGCGATTTTGTGTGTTCGACAACAGCGACCCTAAAGAACCCGATTACTTTTTTATACCATTAATATTCCTAGAAAGTTTTAATAGTCCTGCACTGGTACTACGCATAGGCAACAGTGTAATTAAAATGCCAGTGGATTGGCAGGTGCTTATCGGAGAGCCAGACCTTGGGGATCTTGAAGTAGTACCACTTAGCAGTATCAATGATAGAGGATTCAGCGTGTTTACATTTAATCCATTGAGCAGTTTCCGCCCTGAGTTTATGCCTATAGAAATCATCGACATTTATCAAGATGTCAAATGGTATTTCCCAAAACTCAAGCCTGGTCAGATGTTGGCAATTCCAATTGAACATGAGAGTAAACCTGCATGTGCATATTTTATAAAAGATGTTTCGAGACAAAGCGAGGTTGTTGACTACGGAAAGGCATGGTAATATGGGCAGACTCAAACCAGGTGCGACCTACATATACGAAAAAGCCATGGGTGTGACCTATGCTCGCGAAGCAGGCGCACATCCAGGAGATCGTTTTGAAATTGGCCGCGACTATCCTGGTGAGAACACCTTCCTAGGATATCCAGTAACTGAAGTGGCAGAATTAGTTGCTATGAAGCAGGCCGCAGAGTCCAATCCCTCTTTACATGAAGCACTAGAACATGCTAAAGTACTGTATGAACTATCTCGTGATCACACCCCTGACACTAATCCAATGTGGCACCCAGTATGAGTGATGTTGATAAATTAAACATAGGGTATGAAATGACCCAGCTGGATCGTAAGAACCGAGGTTTTTATGATGAGCTAACAGATGAAGAACGGAAAAAGTTCAGCACCTATCTTATGGTGCGCTGGAGCTCAAGTGTGCAAGCAGACGGAGATATCCAGGCCTACTATGTGATGAGTTGTAATGAGAATCTAAACACCAACTTCTTTGATCTTAGCCAGCATCCAAAGCTACAATGGCTATGTGCCACAACTGTAAGTCCAGGCATAGGAACATTTCGTCATCAGTGGATCTCTCCTAAAAAGAAAGAAGGATCTGATACCAAAGTATCCAAAGTACTACGCTCACTGTTCCCTGATTTGAAAGAAGATGAAATTGATGTACTCAGAAGAATCAACACTAAAGATGATATTAAACAGTTGGCAAGAGAACATGGATGGACAGACGATCGAATTAAAAAAGAATTTTAGTTGTAAATACTGCGACAAAGAGTTCCGCAAAGAATCTACGTTGGCAGCGCATCTGTGCGAAAACAAACGCA